AAATATGAGGCGTGGTTAGTGAAAGTAGATTTTGACTTAGTATCTAGGTGGATGATTGAGATACGAGACAATCCTAGAATGTTAGATTGTTTCTGGCAAAGTCAGATACAAAGCAAGAAGTGGATAATTGACACGCTAGTAAAAGAAGCATACTGGCGTGGCCATATGGGAGACATTGTAATCTTCGGTGGCTGGTATGGCGTACTAGCACAATTATTGTATCAAGAATTTGGTGGAAAATATATTAGTGTTGATACTGATCCGTCGTGTGAAGAAGTGTTCAATAGAATAAACAAAAATTCACAAATAAAGTTTAAAAATAATTGTATGTCCGAATATGATTACAGTGATTCCGTTTTCTTGGACATGGTAATCAATACAAGCAGCGAGCATGTTAGTCAAGAAGTCTATGCACAGTGGTGGGATACCATTCCTAAAGGAACTAAATACATTGTACAGGGCAATAACTTTTTTGAGTCAGATGAGCATGTGAGATGCACTGATACCCTCGAAGAATTTATTACTATTAACTATCTAGAAAGCGCAACAGTAAAAGACACTTTGAATTGTGGAATGAGACCAGACGGCTCTCCTTTCTATCGTTTTATGGCAATGGGTATAAAATAGTAATGAAGACTACAAATATAGGATGGAGAAATTTAGATAGAGTAAAAGTCTTTGAGATAAGAAGAGACACGATGGAAAAGATCAGTCCTTCTTTTTGTTCTGCAAAATGGCTGCAAACCACTTTATATCTACAGACTGGGTATAATCACTCTTGCCATCATCCTTCTCCACATAAAATTCCTGTAGAAGAAGTTTTAGAAAATCCTGCTGCACTTCATAATTCTAAATTTAAGAAAGAGCAGCGGGCAAAAATGTTAGCTGGCGAGAGACCGTCGGAATGTGGATATTGTTGGAACATTGAAGATTTAGGAGAAAATCATCTATCCGACAGACACACAAAAACTTCTGATATCTGGGCTTGGCCTAGATTCTATGAAATAGCAAAGTCAAATCCAACTGATGACGTATATCCCGCATATCTTGAAGTTAGCTTTTCTAATGCTTGCAATTTTGCATGTGCATATTGTTCTCCTGATGTTAGTTCTACTTGGATGAAAGACATCAAGAAAAATGGACCATATCCTGTACAGTTTGGTAGTCACGACTTAGAAGATTTAAAAAAACGAGAACAGTATCCGTACAAACACAATGAATACAATCCATATGTTGAAGCATTCAATAAATGGTTTCCAGAAGCTCTACCGCATCTGAAAGTTTTTCGTATAACAGGCGGTGAACCTACAATGAGCAAAGATTTTTGGAAAACTTTGGATTACATTATAGAAAATCCTATAAAAGATTTGGAAATTTCTATTAACACAAATTTAGGAACTCCAACAGAACTGATTGATAAGTTAATTATATATGCTAAAAAACTAGATGAGTCTTGTAAAGAATGCCAAATCTACACTAGTTGTGAATCTCACGGAGAACAAATTGAGTACACTAGAGATGGTATGGACTATGATTTATGGAAAAGTAATGTAACACGAATTTTAGATGAGACTGATTGTAGAGTTGTTATTATGACAACTATCAACATTTTAAGTCTTCCTAGATTTGTTGATTTTTTGAAAGATATGATGGAGTTTAGAAAAAAATACGACAACTCTAACTTTTCGCATAGAACACCTCTCAGTTTTAATTATATGAGATTTCCTCCTCATCTTCAGGTCACTTTGCTGCCTCATACCATACGTGAAAAGTATGCGAATCAAATTCTAGACTATGCAATGCAATGGGATAAGTCAATTCATAATCACGGTTATAACGAAGGAGTTGACTATAATGTGATGCTGTATCATGAAGAAATTAATCAAATAAAAAGATTCTGTGATTATTTGAAAACCGATCAATCTTCGGGCCCCAAATATAGAAGAAATTTTGTTCAGTTCATACGAGAGTATGATAAAAGAAGAAATAAAAATTTCTGTGAAACTTTTCCTGAATATGAAATGCTTTATTTGATGTGGGCAGATGATAATTCTGACTTCATAACGGTGAAAGAAATTGAGTAAAGCTCTAATAGACTATCGTAAGAAAGTTCTTGATTCAAAGTCGCCTTCTTTCTGTGGTGCAAAATGGTATAATGCCACTACTTGGTTAGGCAGTGGTACCACTGCTTCATGTCATCATCCAACAGCACACAAGATTCCTCTTGTTGAGTTGCGTGATGACTATACTGCGATTCACAATACCAAACACAAGAAAGCTGCTCGTAAAATGATGCAAGAAGGCGAACGGCCCCTTGAGTGTGAGTATTGTTGGCGCATAGAAGACATGGGCAAGGACTCTGTTTCTGATCGAGTATTTAAGTCACAAATTTATAGTGAACAAGACCTACAAGAAGCATATGATAAGTCTTGGGAAGACAGTGTAAATCTAAAAACATTTGAAATTGCTTTTGACAGAACCTGCAATCTTGCTTGCTCATACTGCAACCCTTCTTTTTCTACTACATGGGCCCGAGACATAAAGAAGAATGGTCCTTATCAAAATTTGCTTTCAGATGGAGCAGGCGCATTTGAGCAAGATGGTTCTTGGACTGAACCGTATGGTCGTGACGAAGATAATCCATATATCGAAGCATTTTGGAAGTGGTGGGAAAACGGACTATCAGACAGTCTTGAAGAATTGCGAGTTACTGGCGGCGAACCTCTCATGTCAGGTAACACATGGAAACTTTTTGATTGGTTTGAAGAGCAAGACAGTGACATGCGATTTTCAATCAACAGCAATTTAATCGCAAAGGACGAGATTGTTGATAGACTAATTGAAAAATCACATCGTGTCAAAAACTTCGAGTTATATACTAGCGCCGAGTGTTTTGGTGTACACCAAGAATATCTACGAGACGGATTTAATTGGGAAGTCTGGCATCGCAACATGCTAAGATTTGCAAATGAAGGCAACTATAATAGTATTAATATTATGATGACTATTACAGGACTTTCTTTGTTCAGTACTGCTGATTTTTTAGATGAAGTATACGAAATGAAAAAGCATAGCAAGTCAGGTCATCATCCTGTTGTAAGCGTGAACATACTTCGCTTTCCTAGCTTTCAGAATATTCTTACTCTGCCCAAAGAAATTCGAGAAACTTGTAGACAAGAACTTGTTCTTTGGTTTGAAGAGAACAGAACTAAGCCTCAATGGCTAGAATTCGAACTTGCAAGTATTGAAAGATTGATTGAATATCTTGCAACTGATGAAACGCCACATCGAAATGCTAGTAACAGAGATACTTTATGGCAAGATATGAAATCGTTCTATACTCAGTACGATGAAAGAAGAAATAAAGATATAAATGTATTTCCTAAAATATTTACTGACTGGTATAGCACTATAAATAGTGGCTATAAGAAAGCAGAATTACATTCTGGTGATAACACAATATTTTTAGACGATGATAGATTAATAAAATTAAAGGATATACTATAGTGGCAAATCATTCGTATAACATGATAGACCTGAAAGATGTGACAGAGGAACTCAATACTGTAGGTAAAGGGTTCTGTATGGCTAAGTGGTATCACGTTAGTATGCATCTACACACTGGACAGAATCATAGTTGCTATCATCCAGCTCCTCACAAGATTCCTCTAGACTTAGCTAAAGAAGATGCAAATGTTCTTCACAACAGTCCATTCAAAAAGCAAGTTCGTAAAGAGATGCTTGAAGGCGGCCGCCCGGATGAGTGTTCGTATTGCTGGAATGTAGAAGATTTGGGCGAAGATCAAATTTCAGACAGAATGCTTCGTTCTTCTGAACCGTGGGCTTTACCTCTGTTACAAGAAACTAAGAATATTGACTGGCAAGCAGATGTTTATCCTCGATATCTTGAACTCAACTTTAGTAATAGATGTCAGTTAAAATGTAGTTACTGTGCGCCAATGGCAAGCTCTAGTTGGCTACAAGAGACGAAAAAGTGGGGAGACTGGCCTTTAGAGAATCACATTAATGTAAGACAGTACGAAAATGACTCATTCAAGAATGAAGGTTCTATTTACGGCGAAGAAGATACTAATCCTTATATTAAGATTTTCTGGGAATGGTTTCCTGATGCATATCCACATCTGCACACATTAAGATTTACCGGCGGTGAACCTTTACTCAGTCCAAA